GCTCAAACTTGCGTAAAAATTCCCCCCATGACGGGGTGCAAAAAACAAGTCGAAACTTAAAGGCACACCCCCTGAGGGCTCCCGGAACGCCACCGGAAGAGATCCACAACAACACACAACAACCACATTTTGCTTGTCTGAGCCAAGCCAGCTCCAGGGCCCAAGGGCCCGACACCACCGTCAAGAAAGCGACACCGGAAACGCAGCGAGAAAATACACCGGGGTAATATCCGCCGCCCCTCCCATATAGGTGATCAATGACTTAATCCCTCCTAACGGAGTCGCCTCGTTGTAATGTCCAATCTCATACGTTATCCACTTGCCCGCCACCGACTGGGTCCAATCAGCGTCTGTATTCAGGAAGTTGCTCCTGAACTTAACTGAATCGTAGTACGGAAACGTAAACTGGAAACCGTTCCTCGCCACCTCATCACTCCATACCACCGCCCCGGGCATATCCAAGCCAAACAAGGCCCGCGCCGCCGTATTCGTTAGAGAACTTTGCGCAACACACGAGGATATGGCAGTGAGCGTCCCTGTGTTCATCGACGCAGCAACATAATACACTTCATTAGCCACTCCTGGGCTAGTGATTACGCTGGCTGTTCGCACGCCTCCACGCAATCCCGCATAGAACCCTGAATAGTAGCCAAGCCACGTAAACACCGGCGACACGTTCCCTCCTGCGTCAGATGTAACGCATGTAATGTTGAGGTTGCCGGGAACTGGGGGATAAAAGGGGTAATTGATTGTGGACTTCAATCTACCAGTAAGCCCACCAGCCGCTAAGGTAGCCGTGGAGAACATACTCATTTTCTGCATTAACTGCCTAACTGAGCCTACCGCCTCACCCCCTAGAACTGCGCACAAATTGATGCCGTTACGAGGCACTGAAGTGAGATCAACGGTCTCGGTCTCCTCCATACCGGCCTGGTTATCGAAGTTCAATCCATTCTTAAACGGAGTTCCAGCCGCACTCTTCAATTGCGGCACGGAAAACTGCATGTCACCCGCCGCCGCGGCTAACACCACCACCGTCGCCCCCACAGTCGAAGGAGCCACCAAGGGCGTGGCCACCTGGAAGTGGAGAAACCCGTTCTGGTATTGATCACCAGCAATAGCCGCCGAAGCCAACTGCATCTTAAGAGCCGGATAGTGCGTCGCAAAATGCACTTTGAAGACGTGAGTTTTCTCCACACTAATGTCTATGATGTGGTTCCATGCCTGGTCCATCACATTGGTGGTCGGTGGGGTTGCGGAAGGCGACCACACTACCTGCAATGAACCTTGCAGCAACGAGTTGCAACTAACCATCACCTCATAAACCATCGACCCATTCCAATAAGTGAACGGAGCCCCAATGGCTCCCGCAACGGTTGGCTGTAAACCATTGATACCGGTGCCCGTGGCACAAAAGCCCGGCGTAACCGGGATACTAGCTAAGGTAGCCTGGCGTACTGCAGTCGATGCCCAGTCAAATCGCTTGATCATCGTAGGTCTAGGGAACAAATTCACGAAGGCCGAATCATCCTCCCCATTGCCTCCCAAGCTAGCATCAATCGTGACGTTATTTCCTCCCGACAAACCCACCATCTGTCCATTGAACACTCCATCGGTTGTTGCGATGTTAGACCAGTTCCCGGGACGCATAATCTGAGGGTCCTGTTCCGCCTGTTCCTTCGTGAAACCAAACACATCAGCGATCGACTGCGCTACACTAAGTCCTGTACCCACAGCCGTTGCTAGCCCTCCAGCTCCCGGCAATACAGCCACGATATCCGTCACCTTCTTAGCCATACCAAGCATGTTGCTAATTGCACCCGATTTCTTCCCTACGGTCTGCCCAATCGCATGCTTCTTAACCTTGGCCTCATTCACCGGGACACACAACTCAAAGTTCTCCGGAATAAAGCGAGCGTAAGCGTTCCAAGGCACGACCACAGGATTAGTAGGGTTATTGACATTGATGGCGGGGTCCAGACAAAAGATCTTAACACGCCAACCAGGATCGCCAGCGCCAGTAGTCAAATTGTAGTAATTATACTCTGAGAGGTAAGGCAACGTCAATACCGCCGTATTACTCGAACAAACATCCACAACTACGTGTACCCCGTTGAACCCATTATAAGCATTCCAAACGAAATCGCTGTCTACTGCCGCAGGCCTGCCGCACGCTCCCGCCTTAATTGGCATTGCTGAAATCAAATACATACCTTTAAACATCGACGATGAGTTGAACTGAAAAGTCACTTCCAAATCGCCCCTCATCAAGTGAAAATTCTGCAACTTGTGGGCCAGTGCAGTCGAACTCAAGATCGATAACAAGGGATAGACCGTACTGATCAAACTAGTAGGGACATCCGAGTTGGTAAGCGACCCAGTTGCGATCTGCGTACTGCGGAACAGAAACCTAGCTAAGGACAAATCATCGCCCACACTCGACGCCGTTACCTCACTTGATGTCATACCAGCCGTTTCCATACCACCTGACGGACTTAGCACAGCTACCGGACCCAAATCCACAGGTGGACCGGCTTCCTCACCTGACTCGTTGCACCAGCTTGTAGTCACGACCTCATCAACTTCGTAAACAGTAGCCCAATCCAACAACTCTCCACGCAAAAACTTCTCATCTAGCGTAGATAATGAGAGGATCCGGAGCTTGGGCAACATACCAGGTCTCTTCTCCATCAGGTCTTCAACAAAAGCCACCATATCTAAGTACGCCTGATCCCCATGGAGATACATCTCACGCAAAGCAGTTCCGACAATATCTGACTCCTGGTCACACAAGCTAACGCCACCCTCACTCTTCTTTGTAAACAACAACATGCGTACAATACTACCTTTATCCAACGGGGCTTTCCATCTCTTCAACTTGGAATCAAACCACATCGACCTCTTGAGAAAAGTAACATCCTCGAACCTCGTGTATTCCTCCAGCACGTCTGATTTTGTTGAGGAAGTGTACGTCTGTCCTACCGCCCGCAACTCCTCAGCAATTGCTCTCTGGTTGAACCACTCAAAAGTTGCTCGTACTGCGCCGTCATTGTCATCTCCCACCGTGGCCAAAACGCAAACTTGCCTAAACGGAGGAGGTACGATAGACAGCAACTTAGCCCTAGCGTAAAACGCATACCTCAACGTATTACTATTGGACATTGAGTTGATAGCCAACGTAACGAAACCTCCACTCGGGTTGCCAAAGGTCATCAAAACGACGTCTCCTTGGCATACGCGCACAGTATAAGCGCAACTCAAGACCCCGAAGAACACTTCAGCACGATCATCATCGGAGAACCCGGCCAACTCCGCCAATCGCTCGAAGATAAAAGCCACTCGCAAAATAACTTCAGTGTTTTGACGGTTGTCATACGACGCGTAATCACCAGCGATTCGCCTCTTACGCTCAGGATCTATAGCATCCTTGCGAGCCATGAAAGCATCGAGATCCGGCCCAGTGATGTTGACCCCACCGAAACACTCGAAAAAATCCCTATGTTTCAGTATGAAGGCCAACAAAGGTCCCGTAACCCGTTTCAAACTATCATTAACTCCTTCCGACACAGTATTAAACGTCCTAATCTTACACAGGTCTCTTTTAGCCTCCTTAATTACTTCGTCCTTCAGCGAGTGATTGCACATCATAGCGTAAATCTTCCGCTCCCTCCACACCTTCCGCACAAACTCACTGTGCCTAACGATCGCAGCCGCTACCGCTACTGAATCGTTGTCAATCGGTTTAATGAAGTGCTTCTTGGGACGATTGAAAGGTAGGCCCGTAGACGTCTTGAGATTATTGGGCTTGACTACCCCTCTCACACCGAGATACACTTCTGCCATCCCAAGAGGTCGCAGCTCGTGCCATCCTTCCAAGTCCTCCACTCCAAGCAGGTAATCTGCCATAGCCTGATCCCAAAGGGCCGGTGATCCGCTGTCATTTACCATACTACGAAAGTTAACTGTGTGAGGGTCCAACCAATAATCGTCTCCCTCAGGACCAGCGACTCGCTTACCTGTGAAGATTGGCAGCACGTAACTCCTATCCACCTCAGGATACGTAGCCTCAAAATAATCTGAGACCTCTTTATGATACGACGATTTCTTGATACTGGTCTTCATCTTAGTACCATGAAAGCCAACCATCATTCCAACAGGTTCCATAGGCATACTACCGCCAGCCCAACGCTCAGCGGCTAGGTAACTGCTCCTCTTCGGCGGCATGGGCTTAATGTACACCTCAGGCTCAGCACTTCCCACCTCGTTAATCATCTCTGACATAGCCACACTCTGCACCATGCCAGTCGTTTTCAACTGAGCAGTATCAATAACACTAGAAGCTATTGCGGCATGGCGCTCACTCAGCCTATCATACGCGAAGTTCAGTTCCGACCCGACTAGTTCCTCGGCAGCCGAGAGAAACTCTCCATTGACTGTAGTCTTAGCTACATGCATACCGACTGGAACTACGGAGTTCTTAGCAAAGCCCAGCAAGATTGACCCACAATCACCACCAGTAGTGCAAGATCCATATACCAACATGGGCAACTGCGATCCGCCTGATGTTGGCATCGTAACGTAGCGCGGGCGATCTCCATCTTCGACGACCTTCACCGTACAGGTCTCTCCGCAATTCTTAGGTATTATCAACTGTCCCTGATCGAACGCCGACACCACCTGGCTAAGAGAGCTCGGTGGCGCTGTGAAAATCTTCTCCAGCTTCTCATCTAACGGAAAAATTGCTGGGACCCACATGAGCATTAAGTCACGTCCAGGGATGCGCTCCATACGATGTGTGGGTACCTTACAATCCACACGCATACCTACCGTCCTGAACGACATCTCGATCTCACCTTCCGGCATGACCAACTGCCTACCCGGTGTATATTTGTCGTCAATGATCATGTGGAAAGGAACCAACAACACATTTGCGCGATACTTAAAACCCCAGATCGTCCGCGTACCTCGAGTAATGGCCACGTACCTGCGGCCAATTACCTTCGCCAAATCTGCCGCGCTAATAGTTTTGGCTTTCTCGAGGGTGCTATCCATAACAGCCGCGCTGCGTACATCCGCCGATTTACTAAAGGTAATCCAGTTGGCTACAGTGGCACCGAAGGTGTTATCGCGTACGGTCTCACGCACCAACAATTCGTTGGTTAAGATGAAATCCTTACTCTTACGCGTCATCATCCTATAGATCCCATACGCCGCTAGTCCCGCCGCTACTACACCCGCAAACTTAACGATCACGTCTTTTCGCTCTTTGATACGTTGAAGAAAAGCTCCGTCGCGCAACTCCTCGATACGCTGAACTGCCTTGAACGGATCTCCTCTCGTTAGATACCAGACAATGAGACTATCTTTTATGGTCATCCCACGCATAAAGTAAAACTTGGCCCCCAAGTAAGCCCAATCGTAGAACTTCTGTCTCGCTTCGCGCTCTCTTAACCACAAAGTATACACTAAGAGTCCCAAGCCCAAGAAAACTCGGCCAGTGGGGTCTAAGCTCAGAAGGATACACGCAGCAACAAATGCCGGGGCCCAAGTACGCGCACGAGGTTCTCCAACCTCATTCATTACATGTACTATGACCTCCGCTGGACCATTCTTACCATCTACCATCTCGGCGAATGTTGCGGACTCGGTGACTTTACGGTCTTCTTTCTTGACCCCACAGGGTGTGATATGGTCATCGTTACTCAAACCGCAATGGATACATATACCAGAATCGGAATTTAATCTGGCAACCAGAGCGGTTTGCTCCTCGTAGTATTTCTTGAATGCTTTGACCATGAACGCTTGGTACTGCTGGCGATTGAGCTCAGAACCACCTTCGATGACTTTGAAGATCCAATCCTGCCCAACCGCTTGTGCCTTGTAAATGGTAAACGTGTTCACGTCTTTACAACCTGCTGGGATCTTGTCGGGATCCAAGGCGCCTACCTCATTGGCGTATTCCTTTCTAGCGACTACCTTCACCTTATATTGAATACGACCCCAAAACGCGGCAGGGGTATTAATCAGATGCGCCAAATTATTAGGACTAGCCTGATTACTGGTGAACAGGATCGCCTTAAAATTGGCGAACAACGTTCCTTTGTCCTCAACTTTAGCTGCCTCAATCGGCGTCGGCTTATTATTGCAAAGCATGATCATATCCGTCGCCCAGTTACGATCTCCGGGCTTAACCACCGCTTGATCAGCATCGTCCATATTACACCACTGCATACCTGGTCGATACCCATCCATAAAATTCGATCCCTGGACGTATTCAAAACTCAGCTCCGGATTCGGGGCGATACCCACCACGTGCGCAAAGTTATTAAACGTAGCCTTGACGTTTAAACTCTTACCGCAGCGAGGCTTACCATACTGGTAGATGGTAAAAGGTTGGGGCCGATACTGTCCTCCTATCTTATCATTAAGAAGAGTGTATTTCCGGTCGCGCAAATCGCGCGTTATCTGAGTAAAAACAATGCGCAAGCTGGGCGTAGAAGCTAGACGCGACACGTTAGTCTTCTCCAAATGCTCTCCAATGGCCAACAATTGATCAACAACGGTTGAGTGCTCGTGAATCTCAATTTGACGCGCCCAAAATGGGTGGATAGCTCCTTGCCTTTTAAGCTCCTCAAACTCGGCGATAGACGGGTACCCGTTATTCTTCCGGATGCGGTGGTCGCGCAGATACTGCCCGACAACCGTCGACCACTCACTGATAGACCAACCGCGCGACTCAAATAGCGGTTTGAGGGAATGCTCCTTGATACAAGACAACAACGTCAACGTGATGTGCTTCATCAATTTCATCACGCGACAAACGAACGAATCAACGTCGTTGCCGAACTTGATATGCTTCTTGCACGAAACGACAAAGTTTCTCAATTCTGTAGGTAACATCCCTGATCCGACCGCCAACGACGAGAAGCTCACCATCCCAAACAAGTCTAAAAGGTCAGAAAAGAGCGGATTTGAGGTGAAGACCCCATCCGGATTAAACCCCGAAAAGGACTCTCCGTCGTCCGCTTCGCTGGTATAATCGAGCAACTTATCGAAGTGCCGGATCAAGTAACCGCGCATCTCATGTCCTACCTCCAAGTTATTGATAAGAACGATGGACTGTGAAACGAGGGTAACTAAATCCTGATGCCTCACCATAGTACCAACACAGATCAACAAATTAACTAAGGTGCGCAGATTGTCATCACTCTCGTCCGATGCGAGCTGTTCGCGCATGGCCTT